TCTTCCGCGTCGTGCCACGTTTTGAACGCATTGGCCAGTTCCGCGCTCGTATGCTTGCCACTGGCGAGGATCGTGTCATAGGCTTCTTTGGCGCGTTTCGCCGCCGCGTGGAGCGAACCATCGACGTCATGTCCGAGACCAAGGAAGAGGCCACCGATGTTGCTGGTGATGCTTTCGCCCATGTTCTTCCACGTTGCGCGCAGACTCTTGCCAAGTTGAATGAGCTTGTTGTTCTCATACTCAAACTGAAGGATGCGCTTCGCTGACTCAGCTTCAGAAGTGGCGGTCATTTCCTTCATGACCGCGTCATGGTTCGTGATCAGTTGCTGTTCCTCGCCATCAAAAAATCCAACGGTTCGCGCCTGATTCTCCATCTGAATCTTGAACGAGAGGTTCGAGGCGTCGATTGCGGCTTTGGCTTTAGCTGCTTCCAACATCTCGACGTCATACGCTAACTGTCGGCTTGATTTGCCTAGAAGCTGATCGTGGTCTAGCTGCGCTTGCAACGCGCGGACACCGGCGGAAGATGTAGCAGAACTCGCTGCCATGCGCTGAGCATCTTCAGCGGCGAACATGCGCCCTTTTGCAGCGATACGTTCGTCCATGCTACGCTTGTCTGCCGCTGCTGCCGCGTTCGCCTGCATCTCACCCGTATCGATCTCATGTTTCGTTGTACGAGTCTCTATCTCTGCTGGCGACATGTGCTGGATGTCTCGCCAGACTTTGACTTGCACCTCGAATGCGCGATTTGATTCTCGGATAGCCGCGTCAGCCTTCGCTGCTTCGAGCTTTTCCACGTCATCTGCAAGCTGCGTGTGCGACGCCCCTAGACTTTTGTCGTTGTCTAGCTGTTTCTCCGCCGCTCGAATACCGGCTGTGTCGATGGCACGGTCCGTAGCCGCATTCAACTCATCGACAGCCGCTCGGGCACTGAGCGCTCCGTCTTTCCATCGCTTCAGCGCATCGGTCGTGGTATCAAGCCGACGTTCAATCTGTTCTTGCGATTCGCCGGCTGCTTCCCATGCCTCGATAGAACTGAGCGTGACATTCTTCGTGTCAAGCAGTGCAACTTGACTGGCGCGCAACGCATCCTGCGAATCCAGCGCACTCAGATACCACTTATCTTGCTCCTCCGTCATCTTGTGGTGTTCTTTGACGTTCTTCTCGTAGAGTGGCATGAGCTGTTCTTGGATGTTCGCGTCAGCCAGCTCAGACGCGCGTAATTTAGCAAAGGCTCCTTGAAATACAAGGGCTTCTTTACCAACTCCGCGTAAGGACGAAACCAGTGTGTCTACTGCCTTCGCCGCGTCAGTGCCCTTTTTAACTTCTTCCAAGAACATCTTCACGGCCCGGCCGCTGACGGGCGCTTCACCCGCCGCCTTGGCCACACCATCGAGGGCCTTGATAATGTCCTCGGTGTTGTCTGTGACCTTAGACGCCTCGGTGATGTATTGCTTCTGCGCAGCGGACAGGGGCTTGTAAGCGTCTTCACGTAGCGCCTTCAATTTCTCCGCAAGCACGCTTGCAGCATCTGTCCCGCGATTGAATTCGGCGACGATCCCCTGTAAGGCCGGATACGCGCTCAAAGCTGCGTCACCAACGCCAGCAAGCGCATCAGCGACGGCTCTGCGCTGTCCCTGCGACGTCCAACCGGAAGCCACCGACTGGTTGAGGTCTTTGAGGTGCGCGTTCATGTCACCGTAACGATCACCCATCGCTGCAACAGCGTCGGTAAGCGGTAGCGCGACTCCGTGGGCCTTGCGCCAATGCTCTTCGAGGAATGCAGCCGCAGCCGCATATCTCTTGACCTTGTCTGTTTCTTCTGAAGCAAATCCAAGGCTGACGGCTTTGTTGAGGGTTTCCGTCTGATAGCTGAGTGTTTCCGCGGTCAGGCTCGCCTCTAACGAGGATGTTTTCCACGCGATGAGCCCCGCGACTACAGCAGCAAACCCTAACGCAATGCCAACCGGCCCCATGACCGCCACCCACAATGCCTTGAACCCTGCGGCCAGCGTCGGGAGCACCAATTCAGTGGCCACAACCTGTACGCCAAATTCTGCCAAATACGCGCTCGCCCCTACTACAGCACTGACTAATCCGGAGAGGGCCGACATCTTCAGCACACCGTTTAGAACTACCATCGCAGCAGCAGCTTCCAACACGTACTGTGTGAACAACTGAATAGGCCGAGGTAACGCGGCATATGTCTGATAGATAGCTACACCAGCACTGACCATCACAGAACCAAGGCTCTCGGCTGAAAGGATTACGCTTTGCAGCCCGGCAGCAATCGAAGCCACGGCACTGGAAACAGCCGCCTGTGAGCCCTTCACGGAGTCTCGCACCGATTCGCCAAGGTGATACCACGACTTGATCGCGACGTTGGTGATCGGCAGCAAGATGGTGCCAATTTGCTGTGACACCTGATCCCAGGCGCGCTCTGCTGAACTTGCCTGCTTGCCTGCCGTGGTCATGGACTCGCCGTACAGCCCGGCTTTCTCGGCCCCTTGTTCCAGCACGGCGTTCATGATCAACTGCTGCTTGGTGGCACTGTCGATGGTCTTCCGCGCCAGCCCTGTCGTCTCAGTGTATTGCTTGGTGATTTGATCCAGCGAGATCGTGAACCCGAGGTTCCGCAGAATCTCCGGGTTCTGCGTGGAAATGGCGCGTGTGATCCCCTCAAACACCTCTGACGAGGTGCGCCCGGAGATGGACTGCATGTTCTGGGCAATGGCGGAGAGCTTCGTCGCTTGCGCGAGGTCAATGTGCGCATTGAGCAACTGCACGATGGATTCACGCGCACTCACACCATCGATACCAGATTTTTCAATCTTCTCAGCAAGGTCGTCGATGTACTTCCCGGCATAGCCGGCCTTCTCTCCAAGAAACCTCGTCGCTACGCCCAGTTGCTCCAGTCTGGCGCCGGCCATCAACGAGCCTGTTATGAGGTTTGTGGTGAATGAGACGGTGCGCGTGATCAGGTTGCCCATCACGTTGCCAAGGGCACTACCAATGAACGACGCTTTCGTCATGCTCTGCTCGAACTGCCGCATGCCGTTACTTGCGTTGCCGGCTACGTCGTCCGTCTTGGCCAGGGCCGCGTTGACACGAAGGAGCACTGAGGAAAGTTGATCCTCAAGTGTGATCGTTCCAGTGAGAGTCCCGATATCCATTGGTATTACCCCTTCGCCGGTTTCGCGTACGCCGCCTCAATGATACGCAGCAGAGTTTTCTGTTCCTGCCACGTTTGTTTCTTTGGTGGCTCTACGTCGCCGAAATTCAACACGAAATCGTCCAACGGGTAAGCCTTCTGCTTCTCACCACGGTGAATGTTCGCCAAGATCTGCACAATCGACGCCGCGCGGTAATCGGCCCTGACTTCGCTGAACGGTTCCAAGTGTGCATAACGCTCCCAATCGGCGAATTGCTTGGCTGTGAGGTTTCGGAGCATGCGGTCCACATTCACCACTCCGAGTCTCACAGCCAATTGATACGCGAAGCGACGCCGGGAGCTTCGCTTCAGTCTTTTTTTGCGGCAGCGTCTGCCGCGACAGTCATCCCATTGAGCGAGAGGATCTCTTTCACCAGCCGCTCGGTGAGCTTGTGGCTCTTGTTGCGCAATGCCACGATGTGCTTGTCTGTCCCGATGCGCACGCCGTCTTTGTCCACCATGCTCTTGACAATGAGGCGCAGCCCAGCCGTGCGCTTCGCATCGCCCTCATTGGCCTCTGACCATTCGATCAAATCGCCAGCACTCAGCGACCCGATACGTAGCACCGTACCGGGCTTCAGCCCTGGAATCGTGGCGTATTCCACGTCTGGCTCGCTGAGGAACTCTTCCATCGACAAGACTTTTTCTTCGCTCATAACACGCTCCCCACGTCAGAAGTTAGCGCCGGTTTCCTCGTTCGGTGAGCACCCTGAAACCGGCAAAGGGGGTGCCACCGCTGCGTGGGGCAGCTCTTAGGTGCCGACCGTGATCCCGCCGATGGACATCACGTCGCTCATCCGAATCGTCACATCCGCCGACAACAGGCCATCCACTGGCGCTTTCGGAGCAATGTGCTGCACTTGGCCGGACAGAACCCACACCATGCCGTCCGGAAGCGTGAACTTGTAGCCGTCACGGGGTGGCGGCTCGGTGATCATGGCCTTGTACAGACCAGTGAGGTGATCGTGCGTCGCGTTGGTGGACAAGAAGTTGAGCGCCAACGTGACCGGTTCCCGGCGCAGCACGCCGAGCACGTACGCATCGATGTTCCGGTTCTGTGTGGTCGCGTCAAACTCGTTGCGCATGAACCCAGGCAGACTGATGTCTTTGAGTTCCGCGATGTCCGTGAACGTGGTCGGCGTCGCTGACGGCGCACGCGCAACGATGGTGCCGTGGCCGCTGATTGCTAGAGTCATGTGAGGTTCTCCTTACGATGGTTGCTTTTCCGCGTCAACATTGAACACCACGCGTGGACGCCCCACGTCATCCACACCAATGTCCGTTGGTTCCTGTCTCGCGACTATCCGTAGATACTGCGTGCCGCTGAGCGAGACATTGTACAAACCGTCCAAAGCGTCATACGCCGCTTTCGCCATTGCTCGTGCTGCCGCGTATGTAGTCGCACGGGTGGTAATCTGCGCTGTTGGCCGTTGTGTCGCGGCCCCCGACATGTTCTGTGTGCGCGTCGGTTCTGTGCCTCCTGTTTCGATGATCGTCAGAAACGGCCCCGTGGCCGGCAGTGGTGGAATCACCGCTTTCGACGACATGAAAATGTTCTGACCAAACGTCCCTACGTTGGACGCAACCAGTCTGTTGATGACGTCATCGATGAATGCCATCACTTTTTCCCCATGAAGAGTCTCCGCGCCACCCGCTCAGCCATGTACGGAGCAGACTCGTTCAACGTAGACTCCAGAAACTTAGGCCCAGTGCCGGGCACGTTCCAATGGATCCCCCTGCCGCTGGCCTCTGCCGCCACCCACGACGGCGGCGAATGCTCGGATAAGTGCTCGTGGACCGCAAGGGCGTAATCAATGGCCGCGCCCCCGAATGACAATGTGATTGAGATGCCGTTGCCGTTGCGTTCTGGCGGATGCACCGTTCCGCTGGCCCGCAGCGCCCCTGGCACGACGCCCTTCCCAGAACCGACAGGCGAGACAGGACACCGCTTCTTGGCCTCAGTCATTTCGATCTGTGCCTCACGGTACAGCGCGGCTTCTACACGACCAGGAAAGTTCGTCATTTCCCGTTGTAACACCGTGCGCATCTGCTGGATGCCTTTAAGCGCCAGTCCCAACGCCCACCTCGCTTTCTGCGGGTCGCCCTAAGTCCTGCCACACGGCTTCTGAGATCGGCACGCCGTTGACAGTCTGCTCGATAATCTGTGTGAACGCCGCTCCGATCACCGGCCACCGATACGCGGGACGCGAGGTCAGTTCCAAGCCCCACTGTGCGTGGAGCGCACGACGATCTGCATCTCGGTACAACGCGTCGAGGGCTTCGATGCCGAGTGCCTTATCCATCAGCCCACCGATGACCGTCGCGCCGCGTAGCATCGGTGTCACCGCCGTCGTGGTGCATGGCACAAGCAGTGCCGCGTCAGCGGCCCAATCACCGAGTGCGGACCAGTCTGGCAAGATACACGGCACGCCACAGGCCATCGCTTCCATCATCGGAAGTCCCCACCCCTCCCCTTGCGTGGTGGTGAACAGCACGTCCATCATGTTGTAGATGCGCGCCAGCGACTGCTCGGTGACACCGTAGATCGGCGCAATCGTTGGCGAAAAGACGCGGCCCTGCACGCCGTAGTACTTGGCGAGTCCCTTCAGGTCATACGCCATTTCTCCGGTTGGAGCCACGTGCAGCCAGAGGCACGCATCTTCGACTTTCCGGAAGTGCACCCAATCGGCAAAGTACTGAATCGTCAAGTCGAGCCGTTTACGCGGCTGATTCCGGCCGACGACGCCCACTACGTAAGAATCGGGCGGCAAGCCGTTTTGGGCGAACACCTTGCCGAGGATCGCGGCTTTGAGTTCGGACTTCGTCTGCTCCAGTGGTCGGTACACGTCATGGCTGATTCCGAGTGGCACGACCGCTGACGGACCGGTGTAGCCCCCTAGCCGGGCTTCGCGCTCAGCAAATCGAGTCCAGAAGACCGCCGATGCCAGACCGTTGAGCATCTCGCCGGCACAGTTCTTGCCATCCACGGCCACCGCGCCGATGACCAGCGCGTCAAAGCTCTTCAGCGCGTCCATGTATAACGGAAAGTTCCATGGGTCTTGCTGAATGACAATCACGTCGGCCTTGACCGCTTCGGCAATACCGCGCACGCGTCCAACACCGAACATATCTCCACCGGGATAGCACGGGTAGATCGGATAGGGGTACGAGTGCGGGTCACCCATATAATTCAACCCTAGCACATGCACGTCGAACGTCTGGCGCACCACGTCCAGCGTGTGGTGCGTCGCCCGTGCAAAGCCAGAGCTAACGGCCGCGTCACCTACCCACAGCAGCGTCTTCATGCGAGTTGCTCCCAGAATTTCTCAGCCACATGCCGCCATTGAAAATGCGCACGCACAAACTCCAGTTCGTCGTCAGTCACTTTGCGCGGCCCTTTGTCGAAGAGCGCCGTCAGAGAGGTCACGACTGATTCCGGCGTGCTCTCCGGAATGTATTCAGCCAGTGACCCAAACCAGTTCGAGTAGTGCGGCTGGTCGAACAGGATGGGCCGCGCGCCACAGAGCAGCCCTTCGAGTGCGGGTAGCTCGAAGCCCTCTTCCCGCCGCAAGCCGGTGACAAACTGACTGTTACGGTAGTAGCCAGCTAACGACTCGTCAGGAATCTCATTCATGCTCTGCACGTGTGGGCCAAACGGCAACGGCGGGCCAAGATGAAACACCGGACGTTCGCCTGCCGCTTCCGCCACCTCGTTTAGACACTCACTCCACGCCACGTAACCGCTCATCATCGCGACAAAATGCTTCCGGTCGCTTGCTTCTGGATGGTGGGTGAAAACTGTCGCATTGACGCCCAACGGCGAACAGTACACGTTCGTCGGCGGTTCTACGCCGTCCGCACGTGCCATGCCCATAAGGTCGTAGTAACTCCAGACCATCTCGGCTTGCTTCCACACATCGAGCCACGCGCCAACGTGCTTACGTTCCGTGGTGCGCAGACAATACTGGGCAATGACAAACCGCTGATGCCGTGCTTGCAGCCGGGCAACGGCGTCTTCGAGACCTGTCCAACCGATGATGTGCAGCACCACGAGGTCGGCGTCGGCCTCCTGCTTGACCTCGTGATGGCCAGCCGGGGCGAACGTCTTCAGCGCGAGGCTGACGCGGGACATCGCTTTCGAGAGTCCGTACGGTGGATCCACGAATATCTTCATGCTGGGTGCTCGATTCGTTCGCGGGCATCCACGAAGATGTGGTGCCCTTTCCGCCGCACGTCGTCACAGAACCCAACGAGACACGCGTTGTTGATAATCCGACACTCACGCGCCACGGCCGCGCGCATCACCAAGCAACTGCCAACGCTCTCCACCTCTGTCAACGTGTCGTCGTGTAGACCGGCGTGATAGGGTGGAAAGGGGCTGAACCGCGTGCTGTTGAGCCGATAGCCCCAGATGTCGTAGAAATGCTGCCCCGCAAAAATCAACGGGGCAATCACGTCCACGTCAACGCCAAGTTGTGCGACCAACCGCAGCACGGTCGTCGCGTCCCACAGGAGGTCGCTTTCGACGTAGACCAACACGTCGTCCGTCGCACGCACGTGCTCGAAAATTCCGTTGCCCACCATCGAGAGGGCCGTCATGCGAGAGGGATGCTCCGTGCTGCCGTAGACGGGACCGCCATGTGACCTCGTGACTAACTCCAGGTCAATCTTGGATGCGTCGGCGTACTTCTGAAGCCACGTCGCCGTGTTGTCAAGGGAATCCCCCTCAACGGCCAACAGTCGCACGGACCCCTCGTATGCGCGCTGCAACGCTTGCACTTGCGCGAAGTACATCGGCAAACGACCAGACATGGCGCTGTTCCGGAATGCGGAGCCGACGACGATGTTCACGGGGTGACCTCGCGCTTCGCCATGAACTTCGCGGGCACCCCGCCCCAAATCTCCCAGGCCGGGATATCCCGTGTTGCCACGCCGCCCGCCGCCAGAACCGCCCCCTCGTGCAGCGTCACCCCAGGAAGCACCACGGCATTGGTCAGCACCGTTGCGTACCGCGAAATTATGGTCTTCTTCCGCTGCACGTGCTGCATGTACCCCGGAGCACAGGCCGACATTGTCTGCGCGTCCACTTGGTTGCTGCCAGAGATGATCTTCGCGCCGCTCGCCACCGCTGCGAAGTCCTCAATCAGCACTTCTCCACCACCAATACCGATGTGGGCGAAGCTCGCGATGTGGACGTACCGGCCGATGATCAAACGCTCGCCGCCCTCCAACTTCACAAAGGAATCGATGCGTGAGCCGTCGCCAATGACAATCGCTTCGCGGCGAATCATGACGACGGGGTCATGAATCTGGGGGGCACCGAGGGCCATCTGGTCATTGAGGAACTGCACGAGTGACGCATGTCGCTCCAACCGCTCCGCGTCTGTCACGTTAGGATTCATGGATTATCCCCGCTGTCGCACAACTGATCCGCATGATGTCATCGGGCATCAGACCATAATAGGTCGGGAAGCAGATGCCCCGCTCACCGATATCGTCAGACACCGGAAAATTCAGCACACTCTGATACATCGGCAACTGGTTCAGCGGTACAAACGTTGGCCGTGTCTCCACCAACTCTGTTGCCTGTAGTTGCTGCATCACCTGATCACGATTCTTATCTACGAGCCCTACTACCATCCAATGCGCAGACGTCGCATCTTCATATCCTGCTTGCAGCACGAGGTCACATTCAGCACGCGCAAACTGTTGGGCATACGATGCAGCCGTCTCACGGCGTGAACGTAGCTGCTCACTCAATCCCTCTAATTGCGCCAGCCCGAGTGCGGCTTGGAGGTTGGTCATGCGGTAGTTGTATCCGCGCACCGTGTGAAAGTAGCGGCGGTGTGGGTCCACACCCTGCCCGCGAAACAACGCAATCCGTTCTGCGAGTACGGCGCTGTTGGTGGTGAGCATGCCCCCTTCACCACATGTGATCACTTTGTTGCCGTAGAACGAGAAGACGCCGACGTCGCCGATGCCCCCAACCGGCACGCCGTGGTAGGTGGCTCCGTGCGCTTCGGCAGCATCTTCAACAATCCACAGCTTGTGTCGGTGAGCAATCGACACCAGTGCTTCCATATCACACGGCTGACCATAGAGATGCACTGGCACCATTCCGACCGTGCGCGAGGTGATCT